CTATGGAAGAAACTCCGTAACCGCCTCGGCATAAGCAGAATAATGACTGGGCGTCAAGTGTGCATAACGGCGCACCATTGATTCAGACTGCCACCCGCCTAAGTCTTGCAACACATACAGCGGAGTCCCCGCCTGCGCATGCCAAGACGCCCAGGTATGCCGCAAATCATGCCAACGAAAATCCTGTATGCCTGCCCGCTGCAACGCTTTATGCCAAGCAAGGGTGTTCACAGCATGGACAGAGCGACCACAATAAGTAAAAACAAATTCATAGTGTTGTCCACGACAAGAGTAAAGCACCTGCAAAGCATGCACAGATAAAGGAATACGGATCGCTTGCCGCCCCTTCGCCTGATCAGCAGGAATACGCAGAACCTTACGGACAAGATCGACCTGATCCCAACGTAATTTTAATATATTGGCCTGACGCAATCCCGTCGACAAAGCAAAAATAACCATAGCGCACTGATGCAATGGCAACTGGGACAACAGGGAGCGAGCCTGAACAGGTGTCAACCAACGAACCCGCTTCGTCGGTTCTCGAAACAATGAAATATGCGGACACCGATCAATCCACAGCCAAATATCAAACGCACGGCGCAAGATAGAACGGATCAAGGCCAAATAACGATTTGCAGTGGATGGGGAAGTTTCAGCCGCCTTCAGCGTAGCTGCATGCAAGATTAAATCGCTATCAATAGTAGCTAACTTCTTTCCAGCGAAATGAAATGCAAGCCAGCGTAATTTAGCGGCATCTTCATGCGTCGTTGTTTTGTGAGATTTTTCGGACAACCAGCGCAGTGCAGCGTCATCCCATAAAAAATGAGGCATAAGCTCTCCTAGGTTTTTTTAATCTTTTTGAGATGATATGACGGAAGAATTACAAGGCGGCCTTGCCGCGAACGATGGTCAACGCATTACTAACGCGCCATAACAGCGGCTTTGCGTCAGGGAGTGAGCGGAGGATGCGGAGAATGAATCGGAATCTTGTTCTAGTCAGCGCTGCAAAGAACGCAGGCTAGAAGCGTCACCGTAGGGGGCTAGCCCCCTACACCCCCGATTGATCTACACTAGGCAGGAAAACAAGAGGAAAAATGACAATGACGCAAAACGCAGAGATCTTCAATGAACGAGAAGCGCAAATTGCAAAAATACTCACCGAAACCAGCAAGCTAAACGCAGAAACAGCAAAGATTCAAGCTGAAATTCACGAAGTAAATGCACAGACAAAAAAACTAATAGCAGAATCAAAATGGTATCCCGTGGTAGTCGGAAGTAGCCTCATTGCCGCAGGAGCTACAGCAGCAACTCTATTCATCAAGCTATTCCACTAAATAAACAACGTAAAAAGCTATACATTCATCTACAAGCAGCATTGACAGCATTATCTATAGCAGCAGTAGCGTCGTAGGAGCGATTAACGCCCATCTGATCTAAAATAACAGCACGCTGCCTTCTTGCAGCATCGCAAGATGAATTTTGCACAGGAATAGATGAGCCCTGAGCATGAGAAACACTACGTTGCAAACGATCATTAGCATAACGCTGTTGCAACTCTTGATCGACCCGATAACGACGCCAAAGTTCTTCATTACTAGGAGGAGAATCAGGAGCAGCTTGCCAAGTTCTCACCTCAACTCCAGAAGAACAAGGTTCAGACTGATAAGACACATGCTTCTTATAAGAACACTTATGAACCAACTGATCGGCAAGAACAGGACAAGAAACAAATAAAACTAAAAAATAAATGAACAAAGAGGCAATTCTAAAATTCATAAGCTCATCTCATAAAAGATAGAAGATTGTTAATCATGAGCATATGCATATACCTATTACAAGAAAAACTTGCTCACGGCCCACTGCAAAAAATATGCTGTGAATGATAAATAAACAAAAAATCATGAACAAATAATAACTTAGACGAAAATTGCGTTATTGACAAATGTAAAAAAATATGAATAAAAATTCATCACAAAGACCGAAAACTAACGTAAAAACGAAGCACCACGCCCTGACTCATCGCGATGCTCATAGCCAGGTGATTCCGGAAACGTCCCCATAACACGCTCCCCCTTTTCTATCATACTTCCCTGAACAATAGGCTCGCCGTGAGCATCACTCGCTGCGCTCGCAATGCTCACTGATCGCTGCTGATCACGGGATAAATTATATAAACGTGGGTCCGTTTCACGAACAGGCTCCCGCCAAGGCCATGCTGTCGCGACCAAAACATGACTAAGGACAGAAATACGCACGCCATAAGAGTGCACAGAGACATCAAAGCCCAAAGCACGCAACTGCTCTAAATCAAGCTGCTCAATCACCACATTTTCTGTATTAATCCATTGCACCCAAGCACGGTAATCACCCCCAACTTGCGCAAGTGCAGCTAAACGCAACCGACCCTTGGCATTAAGATCAAAAATATAACGCTGCTCCGGCCCCAAGTCTGATAAAGGATCGACAGGAGGCACAACAGAGGCAGCAGACTCCTGATGAACAGGACTAGAAACGACCTGACCAGGCTTAAACACTTGCCCTACATCTGAAGAGGAAGAACTAGAAACAACATGGGTAGAAAGACCAACACCACCAAAATAACGAGAATAAAAATGAAACCCCACAACACCGATTGCCAAGAAAAAAATAGCCTTTATTAGCATCACTGCCCAAACTGTTCTCTTCCCCTGAGAATACACCTCGGTATTCCGCGCCCCTGGGGCATACCCATCATAAAGAGGAAAAATAGACGCATCATATTTAAACGTCTGACTTCCTACCTTCTCAAACTTACCTGCCGCCACAGTATGGTAATACGTCACACGATAACGGTTCTTGAGACCAACAACCGTCAATTTCTGAAAACTATGCTTACGTTCAATACGTGCACGGATGGCAGGATGCATGCGTTTGATCCACTGCGTCATCAGCACTGCATCACCGCCATTCTGACCCAATAACGCCCAGAAATTCTCTATCTGAGGCGCTAACGGTGCACGAGATTCAACATAAAACTCATGCACCTCATCAATAACGATTAACACATCCTTAAAACGATCTTCAATACACCATTTGCCGTCAACTTCATCACGATAGCAAACGAATGTATTTAATACATCATCCGTATTAACAACAAAAAGAAGTTCACGAATACGAGTCTCTGACATCTCCAAATACTGAGCAATCAACTCATAACGCAACCCATTCAAACGTGCATAAACACGGCGGCCCTCACGAAGAGCAGGAAGAATATGATGCTTCACCGCGTCATAACTTTTCCCAGAACGAGGCACACCCTCATTAAAAACCAACATCACCAAATTCCCAAAGTTAACAACCGCCTAAATATAGAAAAAACAATTGCCGCACTAATCACGCGCATAGAATTAGATAACTGAAATACATCAGCAAACCACACGACCGTACCACCAGCCTTACCTAACATGTCCCCTATCGTTTGCTGCTTAAGAAAATCGGGCCAAGGCAATACACCCACAACAAATAAAATCAATGAAAAACAAAAATCACAAAACGACACAAAAACATCAGAGACAAAATCAGCTAAAGCAAGAAACATCTTAGTGATTAAATCCCAAATCCACTGCGTCAGATCAGTTAACCACCCAACCCTTAATATAAACATGATTCCTCCCACCTAACGCAAGGTCGCAATACGAACGGCATAATAAGAAGCAATCGCAAAAATAATATAACCAGCAGACCGCAAAAAACTCAAAAAAACACCGCTGCAATGATAATCAAATGTCATTTCTGGCCAATACGCAGAAGCAGACAACGTGAATACAGGGCATTCCCCAGATGCAGAAATAGTTAAAAAGGAAGAAATACCAGAAATAAAAGGAAGGTCATTAACTTTAGCCTGATATCCTGATACGACAGCGTCTAATGTCTTACCATTACGTTTATAAAGATCACCGGTCCCCGAAAGCGAACCGCTACCGGGGGTATCCTTATCACCACCTGTTTTATCACCACCGCCGCCACTGCCCGAACCACTAGAACCACCACTAGAACCACCACTAGAACCACTACTAGAACCACTACTAGAACCACTACTAGAACCACTACTAGAACCACCACTAGAACCGCCAGAAGAACCAGTAGAAGCAAATGTAGTTGTATTATAATTGTTATAAGTATTATTAATAATCTGAGTAGATGTGCCCTTACCATCTACACGCCAATCCCCCTTATCCTTAGGCGCGTCTACAGGAGCAATCACAGGAACATCAATCTTATTCAATGTTGCTGCATGATTACCATCAGAAGCAATCTGAGTGCCCACCTCACCTGGCTTCCAACAATACTGATGCCCCGTCGATGAAGTAGCACAATATTTACCGTCCTGCCTCACACACTGCGTTAATGTCCCCATCCGTGTACATTCATCCTTAACAACATCCTGAACAGGAGGCGGCTCCTGACTAGACTCAGAAGAAGAACCACCGGACGGAGAAACACTACACAAATTCCCATTAGGCGTCATACCAGGTAAAACATACCTAACCTTGCCGTCATCCTGTCCTACACCAATAATTCCGTGAGAACGATCCAAATCATAAGAACAACCATCATAACAAGCCGTAGACGGAACACGTACACCAGAAGGAAGCGTTAAACCAAGAAGTGATTTAGGAGAACGCGTAAGACAAGTTTTCCCCTCAGGATAGACCCTCTGAAAATAGACCAAACTACTATCACAACTTTGAGAAGAAGGATGACCAGGCGCAGTACTATAACCACCGAAACCAATCACATGACCATTATCAGTCATAGGACAATCAACCACTTGCAAACCAGGAATATTACTATTCTTCAATTCATTAGAACGCCACAGCTGATAACTGGCACTAGCAATTGCATAAGCCTCCCCCCTATCTAAACACTGATTAGGATCCCAATGCGGCTCACCGATCTCGCAAGCAAAACTAAAACGAGAAATAAAAAGAATCACAAAAAAAACGAGTATGCGAAAAATACTCATGAAGCATCCAGCCCCTTAACAGCGGCCCAGCCACACAAAGCCCCAAGAAAACAAGAGAATAAAGTAATCATCACAGTGCAGCCCTCCCCACCCACCGGTGAAGAGCGACACTAAAAGTGTCGCTCGAGATATTTCAACCGAAGAAACCCGCGACTTTTTTCGCACCCCATTTAGTAAAACCAACCAATGCAATTAAAGCAGCAGCACCAATGAGAGCCGCCGCCGCCGATTTAACATCAAGTCCAGATAAAATATCAGCCATACATCACCTCGTTTATTGATTATCGGCTATCAAAAAATGTCGCAACGGTGCCGATAATACGCGCCGCGACATACCAACCAATCACAGTAAAAGCCACAGTCGTAGAGGTGTGAATAACAGTTTTCATGTCAGGCACCTCAAACACACGTTGCACAGACTGATAAACCCCATACTCTGACCCACTCACCAATACATACCCCGTACAGTCAGACACACCTTGCCCTGTAGTTACCAAGGTACCATCAGCTTTTAAAGAGACGCAGAGGGCCATGACTTAACAAACATTCCCAAAACAAGAAAAAAAACATAATCAACAAAAAACAACAAAAAAAACTCTACACACCAACACAAAAACAAAAAAATAACTAAAACAAAAAACGATAACACGGCACTAATCAAGTGACCTTAGAAGAAACAACAGAAACAGGCTCCTTACTAGCAAACTCCTTTAATGCAGAAGATAAAGAAATCAACTTAAGACGCCTTAACAGCAAGTTCCCATAATCATCCGTTCCATAAGAATCAGGATGAATTAAATATTCACCCGGGGGATACACAGAACCTGAACCCAACTTCAAACTAAATACAGTTTCATACGCACCGCCCATCACCACAGCAGCACGCTGTTCCCGAAAAATCTGCAAACCTGCTGTCTTAGTATTTACGGAACGTTCAATAACAATATTATCTTTCACTCTCACAATAGACATAAATCACCTAATCATTCAATAAAATATAAAGAAATCTACAACGACCTAGACACACACGCCCACAGGACAATCCGCTAACGTCTCCCGCAAATACGCAGGCAAATCCCCTCCCCTACAAATACGCCGAAAACGAGAAGGCAAGCCCTGACGCTCCACACGATCAACAATAAAATCAGAAAAACCACACCCCAACGCTTGACGCAACACCCCTAACGCAGGCCCGACCTGACGACGCAGCCAGCGAACCAACGCCTCACCTGTCGCCTCCACATGCTTTACCACCGTCTGAATACGACTCACAGGAGAAGCAACAACAGAAGAAAATAACTGGCACAAATAATCATAAGAACCACGCAAATAACGCATGGGTTCCACCAATAAATCAAAAGGAATCACCGCATGCTTGGCATATAAACGCACCTCATAACGTACCCAAGGAGACTCAGCCACACCAAGCTGCTTGCCTTTCTCATAAATACACAATTGCTTATGCCCACGTTGCCCCACATACAACGTACACCCAGACCCGCCCCCATGATCATCTAAAAAACGCGTACGCGGAGGAGTCCCACCAGAAGAAAACAACAGACAGCCACCGGCAGGAGCTAAATGCTCACGCGCAAGCGCCTCATGATGACGAACCGTCCCCAACTTACCGTCATAATCATCATAAGCCACATCACAACGAGTAATACGCGCATCCAAAGAAGCCAATGAACGTTTCACCTTTGACCAATCATGAATATAACGGCAAGCCGAACCCGTCAAACTAATACAATACGAATCCGCATTCCCATCCCAACCAATCTTGCCAACTAGATCACCATTAGAATCTATAATAGAAGCACTTGAATTATAAAAATGCCAACGCACAGACGTATGAGAACCCACGATGACATCATCAACGCTCAAACCAAATAACAGGTAAAGAAGAAAACGAGGCTCATCAAAATAACCCGCCTCTGCCAAACGGGCATAACTAAAAACAACCGTCAAATAATCAATAGAAACAGGATAGGACCCAACAACACCCTTTTGGCCCGTATTACTGTTCGGGCCTAACACCTTTTCACCAGACGCAGCGGGGAACGCATAAGACGGATTCACACGATCGCGACGCGTCTCATATAAATAAGCAGCCTTCTTCAGCGCAGCACGGCGCTCACGTTCAAAAAAATCAACATGGACCGCAGAATCACAAGAAGAAGAGCGACGAGACATAGAATAACTCCACATAAAAACTAGAGACAGCATCAACCGCAGCGATGACTGCGACTTAAGAACGACAGCAATAACAGATCAAGAAAACACACAAGCCTCACAATAAAAACTCAAAAATACCTCTCGTCATGAATGTATCTCATAGCGGAGTGAATGAATCCAAAGAACAACATCAGAATTAAGACCCAACCAAAGGCAGAAAAGCAAAACCAAACAATTAGAAACATGAAAAAGCATGAAAGACCCCCAGCAAGAATAGTAATAAAGACAGCAATAGCCAACCTAACTAAAAAGAGACATTCAAAACTAAGCTTTGGGGAGTTCCATAAATCAAATAAATCAATCATTATTAAAACCGAGAAATTCCAAAAAGCTTAAAACACAAAAGAACAGAAGCTAGAATAAGTGAAAAAAGTGCAGAGATAAAAACAAAAACACGCACTTCACGTTCTCTAGTCACAAAGCGTGTAGCATAAAGATTAAGAGTGCCGGCAGTAACTACTAAGAAAAGAATAAAGACATCAATCATAATAATGATCGCCTTAATAAATAACACTCGTCCAGTTGATCCAATGCCGCAGCACGCACAGACAACCAAAAATCAAACTGCTGAGGTAAACTATCTGGCCACAAATCCAATTGATGAACGTACATCTCAGCAATATTTAATGCCATGCGCGCGCCTCGTTCAGTATCGGTAATACGCATACCCTACGCCCGAGAAAGATGAGATAAACGTTCTTCTAAAAAACGCAATTCAAAAAGAATCTCGCCTAAAGACTGAAATATAGATTCAACTGTTTCCAATGTAATTTCATCCGAAGCATCAGAAGCATCAGTAAAAATCTTCGATAAAGACCAATCAATAGAATCAATATAATGCTGAAGATCAGAAATAAATGAAGTTAAACAAATAAGATACTGAGAAGTAAAAGAAGGATAAACATCCAAAACAGATAGTTTAGACATGTCACACCTGCGCATGGCTTATACGTTCCGCACGCTTAACAAAAAGCGCCAATCTATTATAAGCATCTTGAATACAATCAGAAATTTCACGTCTCTCTTCAAACGTTGATATACCAAAACCCGCAAGTCCTAATTTTTGATAACGTTTAAAAGCCGAAAGCAATTCCGATCTTGCCGCTTCAATACCCACAAGCAAAACACCGACCCTCTGAGAAGATATACAAGAATGACCTTGATCAATCACAGCAACCTCAGAAGCCGCAGATAATTCGCCTTGATCACCCAAAGACTTAAAAGACATCCCTTCAGCTGGTTTACGCGTTTCTACCTTTATCATCTCAACACTCCTACAGTGCCTTGCCAGACCCCCTCCAACCTCGGCAAGGTAAGATTGAAGGGATGTGTAGTAAAAACTTCACAAAAAAGACAGTATAGTAATCACTACACATAGTCAACAAAAAACTTCACATGAATGCTATTAATGAATTAATAGACAAAGCACGAGAAAAGTGCTGCGTACCATCAGACAAAGCACTAGGAGAAAAGATAGGAATCACAAGACAGATGCTATGGCAAGCACGTAATGAACGTGGACCACTATCAGATGAACGAATTGCACAGTTATGCGCAATAGCAAAGCTAGACGGCCCAGCATGGATAGCAAAAATCCACGCAGAACGAGCGACATCACAAACAGAACGAACAATGTGGAAATCAATGCTAGAACGACTAGTAGGCGTTGGCGTCAGTGCAGCTAACACATCTTACGCAAGGCTGGGAAATACAGAGGAGTTAAAACAAGCGAATAAGCTGGTGGGCCGTGCTGGAATCGAACCAGCGACCAGCGGATTAAAAGTCCGATGCTCTACCGACTGAGCTAACGGCCCAAAACAACAACGCAGCACATGAGATTGCGATCGTAAAGTGTACAGCTAAGACTAACCAGCAACATAATTTTTACTGTACATAGCCAGTGGCGGCGGCGACACCAGCATCCACAAATTCGGCCGCACGCAGTTTACAACCGTCGTAACGCCCGCACATTGGAACTCAAAGAAAGAAGACAAACGATGCATTCCGTAGTAAGCGGGTATGCCTTACGTAAGAACCACGTACCCCCTGTCACTGGGGACTTATGCACTACGTAATTCACTCGTTAAGCTTAAAACCAATGTGGCGGGCTTCCGAAAGTGTTTGAGGACCCCTGAAAATGGTCCGTAGAGACGGGCATACAACCGGCCGATAGACACATCAATGACACGATTGGAATGAACCAAAAGACGTGTTGCGGAGTGTGTTGCGGAAGGACAACAACACCCAAGCGACCGTATCGCCTCGCCATTTTTTGCGTCTTTGTCAAAAACGTTGTCGCTGAAAACCTCTGAAAAATGGCTTTGGTGTGCCACCTCTGGCAGGCAGTGGTACAACCCGGCGTTGCCGCGTTACGCGCAAAGCACCGGTTTATAGGCATTGAGTTGTCTCTGGGGTATAGCGACGTTGCAAAGCAGCGTTTGCCCGATAGGGTTTGTGGGCTTATTCGTGATGTGTATCTGTGAAGGTCTGGAGCTGAGCCAGTCATTCACCGTGGCTGCGGTGATCGCGTCCGGCTTAATAGACACGCCGTACACGCTAGCGTTGATTCGGAACTTTATCGTGCTGAAGCTGGGCATCGGCGGAAAGTGATCATGATCAGAAAAGCGTTACGCCGTATCGCGGCTTATCTTCCTAACATGCGACTGCTTGTTGAATACGTGATGATCACGGCGTTAGTAGCGCTAGCTGCTCATGCGGTGCTATCGTGGGTTAATCACGCCAAATTAACGCAACGCGCGACGCATATTCAGGAGCAAGTAGCCAGCATGGAACGCACTTTAAATGAGAAAGCGGCGATGAATGCGGAACAAGATGCCGCAATCGCGCAATTACTTTTGTTACGCAACAGCGACAGCCGCGCCGTGGCAGTGCCGAGGTGCACCCGTGAGCTTTAAACATGAAGTAGAGATTGACCCATACGCCGAAGCACACGAGCCGTACCCCTTGATTCTTGCTGAAAACGTACAAATCGATTACTACATAAGGCTGCGCGTACCGCGCACGATAGACGCATGTTTGTTTTCCCTCGAGTTAACAGGGACGGATACAACGCACGTTGCTGTGGAGTTAAAAAAACCACAAGGTAACCGACCGCTTACGTTCGGTTTTGTGCTTACCGGGAAACGCCGGGGCAACACTACAATCATGGCGAAAATGGAATTAACGAACGGCGTTGTTAGTAAACGCACCTTTCATGTTGTTGTACGGTCATGGTGTGGTTAAAAAGCGCCTCTTGGAACCTGGGTTGTAGGCTTCCTGGCAGTAAAAATCGCAACACTGCGACGATTAAAAACGCGTTTCTTGAAGCCTTCGACTACCTCGGCGGCGTTCCGACGTTAGCGAAGTGGGCCTGTGCAAATCGCACGAATTTCTACACACTCGCCGCGCGCCTTATTCCCAAGCAAACCCATATCGCCAGTAAATTCGCGCTAAACAGTGCTGATGTTGCCGAGTTGGATGCTGCTATTGCAGTCCTTGCCACCCAATCATGCCTTGGCATTATTGCTGGCAGAAAAAATGCGCCGCCGCTGTACTAACCGCGTAGCCAACTATCCTCCCTACGCCAAACAACACGCGTTTCACGCGATGGGCGCGACCATGCGCGAGAGGCTGCTCATCCTGGCTAATCAATCCGGAAAAACGGCTGTGTGCTTGTCATGAGGCAGCAAATACACCTCACCGGCCGGTATCCTGATTTCTGGGATGGCAAACGTTTTACTAGTGCTCATCACGGTTTGGCCGGTTCTGAAACGGGAGAGTTAACGCGTCGGCAGTGTGCAACGTCTCTTGCTTGGCCGTGATCCGAAAACCGAATGAGGCACCGGCGCGATTCCTGGCGCGTGCATTGGATGCCATGACCTGGGCGCGTGGTGTGCCTGAGCTGGTCGATACCGTATAGGTACGCCATTGTTCTGGCGTGCGTAGTTCCGTCTCGCTCAAATCTTTCGAACAGGGAGGTGAAAAATGGCAGGCCGATCCAGTCGATTGGATGTGGTTTGACGAGCAAACGCCCGAAGATGTGTACTTCGAGGGCATCACCCGCACTAATCGCACCTTTTGGCTGGTGTGTATGACGTTTACGCCGCTAAAAAGCATATCAACCGTGGCGTGGCGCTTTCTGCTGGAAAACGTTCCGGATCGGGCAGATATGCAAATGAGCATTGAAGATGCCGAACACTATTTGGTCGAAGACTGCACGCGTATCACTGCAAGCTACCCACCGTATGAGCGCGAAGCACGTACTAAAGGCGTTCCAGCATTAGGGAGCGGTCGCGTATTCCCCATCGCAGAAGAAAAAATCGGCGTTGCCCCGAAAAAAACTTTGAAGAAGGCAAGCAACGCGCCGCGAATCGCTTTATCGGCCAAACCATCAACGCATCAGATGCCGCCCAGCGTGACACGTCTCTACGCGCACGCATTGACGCCGATCCGATGTCTGGCTACGCACTACAACAACAATTTCAAAAAAGCGCACAAGCCGCCGAAGAGAAACAGCAGCAAGCTGCTACGGAGTTAGCACGCGTCTGGCTGTCTATGGCGGATAAAACGCCTGAGCAACGCCGAAACTTCTATAACACTTTTGTTAGGCTTAAAACGGCAGGCGTCCCAGCCGCAACACACTGAGGCTGAAGCCGAAGCGTGTGCCGATGTATTGGAAATGAATCTGCAAAAGGTCACCAAGTCCAAATCCAGAAACGATAAGAGTACTGGCGCGTTTTGAAGCGAACATGGTGAAAGGCTTCGCAGAGGTAGAGCGACGCTTAGGCAAAGTAGAACAATGCTTCACACAGATAGATCAGCGTTTCGCACAGATAGAAAAACGCTTCGTACAGTCAGATCAACCTTTCACTTAAATACAAAGGTGAAATGCTGTTACTTCAATGGATGCTTGGCGTGAGTGTTGTCTGCATCGCCGCGCTCATCATCAAAGCGTTGTTCTGAGTCATGCCAGCACCTCATCCACCTCATCACCATCACCCATGATGTTGTCCTTTG